GGATGCAGGAGGAGAGGCCGGGGCACCGCAGAGTAGCGTCGATTTCTGCCGCCAAGTCATGGAGGCCGAGAAAGCGGCGGAGATACGGAACGTCGCATTCGTGATGAAGGCGGCGGAAGAAGACCCGAAGCACGCGGAATGGTGGCTTGAGCGGAAGCACCCGGAGCGGTGGGGCCGCAAGGAGCGCCACGAACTCACCGGGGCGGGTGGCGGGGCGCTGCAGGTGGAACACGAGGGTGACGCACTTGAGCAGCTCACCAGCGCAATTGCTCGCCTTGCTACCAGAGGCGACGCGGCTGCAGGCACTGAAGAGTCTGACGCCTGAGCAGCAGGAGGAACTGCTGCACGACTGGCGCTTCTGGGCAAGGCCGGAGCAACTGCCGCCGCCGGGTGACTGGCGTATCTGGCTCATCCTGACAGGGCGCGGGTGGGGCAAGACCAGGACGGGCGCGGAGTGGGTGCGGGCGCAGGTGCGATCTGGGGCAGCCGGGCGCATCGCACTGGTTGCGCCGACAGCGGCGGATGCGCGTGACGTGATGGTCGAGGGCGAGAGTGGCATCCTGTCACTCGGGCCCGACGCGGAACGCCCACACTACGAACCGTCGAAGCGCCGCTTGACGTGGCCGAACGGGGCACTCGCCACACTGTACAGCGCGGACGAACCGGAGCGCCTGCGCGGGCCTCAGCATGACGCCGCGTGGTGTGACGAGCTTGCGGCCTGGCGCTACATGGACGCGGCATGGGACATGCTGATGTTCGGCTTGCGCCTGGGTGACAATCCGCGCGCGGTCGTGACGACAACGCCCAAGCCGAAGGCACTCCTGAAGACGCTTTTGAAGGACCCGCATACCCACGTGACCCGGGGCAGCACTTACGACAATCTGCCGAACCTCGCGCCGCAGTTTGCAGACCAGATCATCCAGCGGTACAAGGGGACGCGCCTCGGCAGGCAGGAGCTATCTGGCGAACTGCTTGAGGACGTGGAAGGCGCGCTTTGGTTGCGTTCATGGCTGGACGCGGGGAGGGTGGATAATGCACCTGACCTGCAGCGCGTCGTGGTCGCAGTGGACCCGGCGGCGACCAGCGGGCCAGATAGCGACGAAACTGGTATCGTGGTCGCAGGGCAGGGCATCGATGCGCGGTGGTATGTACTCGCCGACAGGTCCTGCAGGCTGTCACCGGACGGGTGGGGCAGGCGTGCGATAGCGGCATTCGATGAGTTTCAGGCTGACCGGATCGTGGGTGAGGCGAACAATGGTGGCGAGATGGTGGAGCACGTCCTGCGCACGATCCACAAGACACTGCCATACCAATCCGTCCACGCCAGTCGCGGAAAGATTGTACGGGCAGAGCCGATAGCGGCACTGTATGAGCAAGGCCGCGTGTCGCACGTCGGGCTGTTCTCGGAGCTTGAGGACCAGCTTTGCAGTTACACGGGCGAACGCGACGAAAGCAGCCCGGACAGGATGGACGCGCTGGTCTGGGCGCTTACTGAACTGAGTGCAGGGGCAACACTGGGCGGCATATCCGCCGGACACGTGGCGAGGAACGCATGAGACTGTGGCCGCTCACAAAACAGGCGCGCCAGGCAGTCGCGGCGGCAGGCGACGTGCCCTCCGTGTCCCCGGATACGCCGGTCATCAGCGTCGCCAGCAGTTCGCGCAGTTACGACAGCCCATTGGGGATTGTCGGCACGAACACGCTGAAGCAGGACGTTGACCTCGCGGTCTACGACAGCCTGATCCGGGCGTTCCCGTTCCTTGACGTGGGCCTGCGCAAGCTCGCTCGCATGATCGTGCCATTCACGGTGAAGTGCGACAATGAGGCCACAGAGACCGCGCTGAACGAGTGGATAGGTAACTGCGTGGTGGAGGACGTCTTCCGGGGCATTACGCCATTCACGCGGCCCTACGTGCGGCAGGCCTTGCAGTACGGCCATGCGGCTGGCGAGATCGTGCTGTCCGAGACAAAGCGCGACATCGCCGGGCTGACGGTCATCGACGCGAAGAAGGTCCGGCTCATCCGCACGGAGGAAGGCCTGCAGGTCGGGGAGCGCAATGCCCTTGGGCAGGAGATCATCTACCCGGACCAGTCGCTCATCCTGTACTCGGCTTTGAACAAGGAAGGCGACGACCCATTGGGCGTCAGCCTTCTGCGGTCAATCCCTTTCGTCTCGGACATTTGCCTGCGCATGGAAAACGCGGTGCGGCAGATGTGGCAGCGGCACGGGGCACCGAGTTTCCTGATTCTGCATACGGTGGACAGCGACATCCCTGTAAGCGACGAGCAACTTTCCGCGCGGCGTTCCGCGATAGAGAGCGCCTGGCATGACAGCCAGAAGGCGCGGCGCAATAACGAGGGCATCATCGACTTTACGGTGGCACTGCAGGGTGGGCTGACATTCCAGTCCATCGGTGCTGACGTGAAGGAACTGGAGTTCCAGAACACGTACCGGGCGCTCACTGAGCAGATCGTGTCCAGCGTCGAACTTGCGCCGTTCATGCTGGGCTTGCAGTGGAGCACCACGGAGCGCCTGTCGCAGCAGCAGGCGGACGCGATTATCGGCGCGATTGACGACTTCCGGGCGGAACTCAAGCCGGACTTCGAGCGCGTCATCGACTGGGTGCAGCGTGTTAACGGGTGGCGTGGCAATGCCTATGTCGACTGGGAAGAGGTCAACCTGCAGGACCGGCGCGAGACGGCAGAAGCCGAGCGCGTGAAAGCGGTTGCCGACACCACGCGCTTGCAGTATGCACTGACAGCCTGGGCGAATGGGTTCATCGACCAGGACGGGGCGGCGGAACTCGCGGGCTTTGAAGACCCGGTAGTCACTGCAATGGACGCGCCGGTCATGCCGGGCGCGGCGGGCGGCAATGCGAACGCAGGCGCAGACGCGGCGGCACAGGCGCTTTGGGGCGCGTATCCGATGGGAGGACGTGACTAATGGCGATCAACTACGTGTCCAGCGCGCTCATTGCGGATGCCGCGCCCACGGCGGGTTCCGCGTCTACCAGCGGCGAACATGACATCGGCGACGATACCCTCGTTCGAGGGGCGTGGATATTCACCACGCTCGGGGCGACGGCACTTGCGGCGGCACCCAGTGCTGGCAAGCCGCGCTTCGTGGTCAAGCTCCTGCCGGACGGCATCGTGAACACGGGCACCGCGCACAGTGACGACGTCTTGCACCAGTACGAGCACAACGTGACGAAGAACGCGGCACACAGGTGGGCCGACTTCGTGCCAGGGCCGCTCCCGCGCAGGTTCAAGGTCTCAGTGCTGAATCTGACGGGCGTGAACGTGACGGCCTCCCAGTTGGACGTAGCGATTGAGTACGTCGAGGAGACGTAAGCGATGGGCCGCAAGCTGGGCGCATTGAAACCGGCGCGCTTCCCGGAGATCGCCGCGCAGGAGCGGCGCTTGTGGGAGGCTATCGGTGGCGTCTGGCAGGCGGCAGGGGAGTATATCTGGAAGGCGGCGCGCTTCAAGGGCAATTTCGACGCAGCGGAGCGGTTTGAGTTCACGCCGGAACTGAGTGACGCGCTGGTCCGCGCCGGGCGTCATATCGAGGATAGCATACTCGGTCATGCACGGGACCCGGAGGCATTCACGCGGCCCAGTAACGCGGAAATCGACGTGAACACGCCGATATACAAAGGCAAGCCGCTTCTGCCGGGTGAACTGCGGACGGCATTGACAACCGGCCTGGATCGCGCCACGCGGGAGATCGGCGACGACGCGGCGCGCCTTCTCGGGCCTCGCCTGGAGGAAGCGCGGGAGCAACTGTTCCGGCGCGCCTTCGAGCGCCTGAGCGACGGGGCGCGGGTGAAGATCGGGGACATCCTGACCGCCGAAGACCTGCAGGGCGGCAGCATTCGCGACCTGCTATTGCGGGCGATGGAGAATGGCGAGAACCCGCTGAAAGTTGCACGGGACCTGCGGGCGAAGTTCGCCAATGTGCAGAATTACCAGTGGGCGCGCCTGTCGCGGACGGAGATCGCCTTCGGGCAGAACTTCGCGATGGAGCGCCAGTATGGGGAGGCAGGCTACGTCCTGCCGCGCAATACGGGCGGCGAGAATATCGCCACGCCACCCTTCCATCCGAACTGCGTTTGCGGTCTCACGATAGACCCGGACAGCGGGTATATGCTTTTGGACGTGTCGCCGACTGCCTGCCATATCTGCCAAGCGCACCTCGCGGAGCAGCGGATACTGACTGGGGGCATCGGCAGGATGCCGGTGGACCAGCCGGTGCGGGCGGTGCAGCCAGAGCCGCCACCGCGAGTACAGGCGCGCTTGCCGCGCCGCAAAGCCGCACAATAGGGCCGCCCAATAGGGCGGTCTTTTCGTTTGCCTGGGGAGGCAATGACCAATGGGTACGCCTATCGTCCACATTCTCGGCGCGGGCGGCGTTGCAGGCGTCGGCTTGACGCGCTGTCTCGCCAATGACGACCGCTACACGCTCACCGGGTGGGATGACAACCCGTGGGCGCGCAAGGTGGCCGAGTGCGACCTGACGCCGAGCACCGACGCGGACTTGATCCTGCCGGTGCCGGATAGCCTCGTGCGCCTCTGGTCGGGCAGGCCGAATACCTACCTGCCGCCTGCGGACGTGATCGAGCGCTGCCAGAACAAGGAACTGGCGGCGAAGATACTGGGCGACCATGCGCCGGAGACCTACTGGGTGCGGGACACCCACGGGGCGGGCGGCGCGGGTGCGGCGAAGTTGACCGGGCAGATGTGCAGCGAGTACCTGCCGGGCAGGAATATCAGCGTGGAGCTTCTCTACTGGCAGGGCAGCCTGATCGGGCATTTCGCCAAAGAGCGCCTGTCCTACAAGGTCACCAGCGTGGAGCCGTCCGTCTGCGGCGTGGGCAGCAGCGCGGTCTCGCGGTGCATTTCCGACCCGAACGCGGAGGACGTGGCGCGCTGGGCGGTGCGGGCTATCGACGGAGAACCCCACGGCGTGTACAGCGTGGACCTGAAAGAAGACAAGTACGGGCAACCGAAGATCACGGAGATCAACCCTGGGCGGTTCCTGACCGCAAGTTACGTGTACTTCCTGCGGACGGGCTACAACCTGCCGCGCCTGCTTGTGGAGTACGCGCTGAACCTGACATTGACGCCCCTGCCGGAGTACCCGGAGGGCGTCGCAGTCATTCGCCAGACGGACAGCCTGCCCTGGGTGGGCTACCTGCCGAGACACGACAGCGAGGACATCAACGGGAGGAAACTCCATGAGTGCGCGACAGTGTGAAGTGGTCGGATGCGAGAAGCCCGCAACCTGGGAGCGCTTCTTCGGGGGCCGAATGTGCTTCGTTTGCGGCGACTGCAGGCGGGCCTTCCAGGATGCGAACACGCCGGATCCGGAGCTTCAGGAGGTGCAGTCCGATGGCGGTGACCTTGCAGACAAGCGGAAGCGCATTGGGTTGGTCGTGGATACCGTGCCCGAAGTGCAATCTGGCGGTCCTGCTGACAAGGCCTAAGGTCTGCTGCGACCATTGCGGGCATGTTTTCGTGTCCGCGAAGACCGGCGAGGACTACCTGGGAGATGGCAATGATGGCGGAAGCAAAGCGGCGTAAGCGCGACGAAGCACCAGCGATCCATTCGGAACTTGCGGGCAGCGTGCCCACTGAGACGGCCACCACCTGCAGGCACTGTGGCCTGCTGCTCTGGCGCGACATTGAGGAGCCTGAACCGGACAAGTGCAGCAGGTGCGGGAAAGCGCCGGGCGGTGACGCGGCGTGACTTGCCGACGCTGTAGGCGCGCGATCCTCGGTCCTATCGTCTTCGACGACGCCCACGGCCTGCCGGGTGTCGTGCTTTGCGGGCGTTGCTGGGCGGGCATGAAAGAGATGCCGTTACTGGGGCGGCTCATCGAAACTGTCCGGCTCCTCTGCCGGAGGTAACTATGGCAACGAATGTGGACGGTTTCTATGCCGTCGTAAACCCGAACTTCAAGGGCGCAGACTTCGACAGTGCCACCCGTCTGCAGCCGATCAGCGCAGCGGACGGCCTGACGGCGCGCTGGTCGCCTCTTGCGCGCAATGGCCTCTGGAAGGTGCGCGAGTTCCTGTTCGACCCGGCGAAGTGGGGGTCGGCAGACACCTGCGAGCAGTGGGTGAACGAGCACAAGGCGGAGTTCGCCAGCCACGGAATGCCGATCAACCAGACCGTGACATTCGAGGTCCAGCTTGTGGACCGCGAGGGTGCCGGTGCCGACAAGACCGTGCCTACCGAAGAGGAATACGAGCGCATCAAGCAGTTCGCTCTGGACCCGGAGGCAGCGCCGCCGCGCGAGACTTACTACGTGCGCAGTATGCGCCTGACGAATGACCAGTGGTCGCGGTCCAATATGCTGAAGCTGTCGCGTGGGTTTCAGCAGTCCCTGATGGCGGATGCGCCGGGCAAGAGCTTGCTCATTGGACACAGCGCCCACAAGGGTTTCCCTGCCGAACCCATCGGCCTCTTCTTCGACGGCTACGAGGAGCGGGAGAACGGCACCACCTGGGGCGTGACGAAGTTCTTCATGCCGCGCACTTCGCAGAATGAGCACGCGCGGGCGATGATGGACAGCGGCGCGTGGCGCTACGTCTCTGTGGGAATGAAGCTCGACTGGGCAGAGTGCAGTATCTGCGGCAATAACATCATGGACGCGAAGCTCTGCAAGCACGTACCTGGGCAGGCGTACCCGCGCACTGACCTTGCCGCGCCGGATCGCGACGTCTTGCCCGACCCGGCAGACCCGGAGAACCGCGTCCTCTGCGGCATGGTGTACCGGGGCACCGGCTCGATGCTGGAAGGCTCAATCGTGTACCTACCGGAGTTGCAGGGCACCCGTTTGGTCTCGCTGGACGCCGCACTCGCGAGCGGCGACCTGGAGACGGCGAAGCGGATGATCCTGGACGCCGAAGACGGGAGTGGGGCTGCTTCCGCTGGCGAGCAGTCCGGCGACGGGGCAACCAGTGCCGAACCAGACACAAGACAGAAAGGTGGGGACAACATGGCAGAGGACAAGACCGCCGAACTGCAGGCCGCGCTCGATGCGAAGGCCACGGAAGCTGACGAACTCGCCGGGAAAGTGACGGCGCTGGAAGCGGATGTTTCCGAGCGTGACGCGAAGATCGCCGCGCTTGAGGCCACAATCGCGAATGACGCATGCCTGCGCGACAGCGTGGTCAAGGACGTGGACCGTCTCGCCGCCTTGGTGCAGCGTGACGCGGAACTCGAAGCGTTCAAGGCCGCATTCGGCGACAGTCTGGAAACCATGCCCGCTGACAAGCTGCTCGGCCTGCAGGCCAGGTGGCTTGAGATCGTAGACGGGATGCACTCGGGGCGGCAGTCCACTCCCAGCGAGCCGGGCGAGGTCGTGGAACAGGATGCGGCGGACGAACCCGCCAAGCCTGTGCGCGCACGCCTGAGCGTCGTTTAACGAGGAGGTAAGCAGGATGGCAATTCGCATCGTTGGCGGCGGCGACAAGGGCGTGACCCTGAAGACCGTTTGCAACGTCAAGAGCACGCTGGTGACCACCGGCCCCGTCGTGGGTGACCTTGTGGAACTGTCCACTTCGGGCAACTGGGTCATCGATGAGGCCAGCACGAATGCTGACATCGAGGTCCTCGGGCGCATCCGGGACCTGTCGGACGACAACTACCTCGCGACCGTGGAATGGTTCGGGTACAACAAGGTCTTCGAGGCGGACTACAGCGGCACCGCAACCCTGGGGCAATACATCATCTCGGCGGCCAGCCAGTCGGATTACGTGCTGACCAGTTCATACGCGGCGAACAACAAGTTCGCGGTCGCGGTGAGCAAGGACGGCAACGCATCCGGCAAGCTGGAGTTCCTCGCCAAGTAACAGGCGAAAGGAGGACGTGCAATGACCAAGACGATTGAACTCCCGGAGCCTGTCCTGAAGGCGAAGGAGATTGACGCTGCGTTCTACGCGGAGGCCGGTGCCCAGCACGGCAAGCCCGCGCCGATGCACCTTGCGGAACAGTCGCCTGCGCCGCCGGAACTGGTGGAAGCCTGCAAGACCCGCTTCCTGTCGCAGTACGGCGACGCGGTGAAGGACATCTGCATGGACCCGGTTGATCAGTGGGCCGAGGGCCGCGCTGCCCTGAACCACCAGCTCATGTGGTATGAGCAGACCGAAAAGAAGCGCCTTGTGACCGTGGCCGACTTCTACGGCCCGGACAGCGGCGTGCAGTCCCTCTTCCCGGCGTACATCGAGAGCGAGATTCAGGCTGGCCTGATCGCCGCCGGTCTCGTCCCGTGGCTGATCTTCGGACAGGAGCAGGTCAACAGCGAGACCGTGCGCGCCCTGTACGCGGGCGGCAATGCCGCGCACACCCGGTCCCTGAAGAAGACCATGCCCGGCGACGAACTGCCGCGCGTGAAGTTGACCTTCGCTGACTCCGACATCTACCTGTACAAGTACGGCGCGTCCATCGAGGCCGCCTACGAGGTCATCCGCAATCAGCGGTATGACGCGCTCGGCTGGCACTTCCGCCAGATCGCCGAGCAGGTGGCCGTAGACGAAACCGACCTCGCGATGGATGTTTTGGTGGGCGGCGACGGCACCACGGCGGGCGCTGCCGAGAGCGACTCCACCGACGTGGATGTCACCACTGCCGGGTCCATTACCTACGTCGACATGCTGTCGTGGGTGTACAACCCCAGCCAGCCGTACAACATCGACAAGGCGGTTGCGGGCAAGACGGACCTCGCCCTGATCGCGAACCTCGCCGAGTTCAAGGCCACCAGCAAGCCCGGCGGGTACGTCATGGACATCGTGTCTCCGCTGAACGTGTCCTACCGGCGCTGGGATGGCGGCGTAAGCGGTTCGTCTTACGCTGACCGTCTGGTTGTCGGCGTGGACAGCCGCCGCGCGCTGAAGAAGTACACCAGCGGCGGGTTCCTGCAGGAAACCGACAAGATCATCACGCGGCAGGTGAACGTGTGGACCTTCTCGTACTGGACCGGGTTCCGCAAGTTCGACAGCGCCGCCGTTCACGTCCTGGACTGCAATGCAGCCCTGTAGCGTCCAAGCAGGGGCGGGTGTGACAGCCCGCCCCGCTACTCACCTTGAGGAGGTGACAAGCGAATGAGCGTATCATGCAAGAACTGGACGCCAGGGGTTCCTCCGCAGTCCCTGAACGGCGCGGACCTTGACGCTGCAACAGTCAGCAACGCGGCGCTTGCTGGCAGCATCACGAACGAGAAGCTCGCCGGTTCCATCACCAGCGACAAGTTGAGCAAGCCCTACGCAATCGCGTTCCTGAACTTCGAGCAGGCGACGCCTGCGGCGCGAACGGGCATCATCGCCATGACTATGCCCTATGCGGGCGTGGTCGTGGGCGCGTGCGGCACCTACGGGACCGCGCCTTCCAGCGGCACTTCGGCAATCGACGTGCATGTGGGCGCGACCTATGCGTCTCACCACAGCGTGTTCGGCACCGGGAGTAAGTTGGCTCCCGGCCTGACCTCGCTCAAGTCCGTGACTGCAACGACCAGCGGGGCGCTTGGCGTATTCAGCGCCGGGCAGTACCTGCGGGTGGACATCGACAGCGTGGGCAGCGGCACGAAGGCCAATCTGCAGGGGCAGGTCATCATCAAGCAGTTCCTGCAGTCGTAGTACGCGGCAATGGACGCAGCACACAGCGACAGCGCAAGGGCGGCTTTTCGGGCAACCGGGGCCGCCCTGCGCGGTTTTACCGCCTGGGGAGGCGACCATGAGAATAGGATGGGTGACAAGCAATCCGACGTTTGGCGGGCCGATCATGCAGGAACTGGACCGGCGCGGCCATGACGTCATTGTGTACCGGCACACAGAGAGCGTGGAGCACAATGCCTTCCAACTCGGGCAGATGCTCCCGCAGTGTGAACGGGTCTTCGTAGACTGGGCACAGCCGCCACTGGAGGCGATCCTGCAGAACTTCGACACCGGCAATGTGCCGGTGTTCGTCCGGGCGCACCGTATCGAAATGTACGCCGACGAGTACATCAAGCAGGTCCCCTGGGAGAAAGTCGCCTGCCTGTTTTTCGTGGGCCAGCACGTCGAGGAGCGGTTCGGCGAAAAGTGGCAGGCCCCGCCGCAGAGGGTCGTCAACCTCGGGCATGTCGGTATCGACGCAAAGCAGTGGACGATAGACGCGGCGGCGCGGGAGTTCGAGCCGCCTTACAAGATCGTGCTTGCCGGGAACATCGTGCCGAAAAAGCGCGTGTACACGGCGGTGCAACTCGTGGCGGACTTGGGCGAGGACTTCCACCTCGCGATCTACGGCAATGGCGGGCAGGCCGGGTACGGGAACCATGAGTACCACATCAACGTGCAGGACCTGATCGAGGGATTGGGCATCGAGCGCCGCGTCGAGTGCGGCGGCAGCCTGCCGCAGGACCAGTTGCGCGATGTCTTCCAGAAGTCCCATTTCGTCCTGAGCGCAAGCAATGAAGAGGGCTGTCACACCGCCGTCGCCGAGGGCATGGCCTGCGGGTGTGTGCCGCTCGTGAACTGCTGGCGCGGGGCAGCGGACGTGTACCCTGCAGAGTGGGTCTGGCAGACGCCGAAAGGGTTCTATGCGCTCATTGACAAGTGGCTTGCGGAACCGAGCAAAGGCGCGCTGGCAGAGGCAATGCGCGCGGCGGTCCTGCCACGCTATGACGCGCAACTCCTCGCGGAGAAAGCCTGCGACATCATCACCGGGCCGCTTACCGCGCAGACAGTGGGCGAGTGGTACAGCACTGGCGACCAGTTGCGGCACATGATCGACCAGGACGGCAATAGGCGGCAGGTGGACGCGCTCGATGCCGTGCGCGGGTGGCTGCCCAAAGGCGGCAGCATTATGGAACTCGGGTGCGGCACCGGGTACATCAGCCGCACGCTTGCGCAGGAGGGACACCGCGCGGTAGGTATCGACATCGCGGGCGGCCTGCTGGAGTTTGCGGCGGCGAACAACCCAGGCGGCGCTGAGTTTCACCAGGCCGACGTGACGCGCACCATCGGGCAGGGACCGTTCGACGTGATAACGCTGATCGACTGCCTGGAGCACATTCGCGCGCCGCACCACGACCTGATCCTGCGGGCCGCGTCGCAACTCGCGGAGGGCGGGTATCTGGTGATCCGGTTTCCGTGGCAGGAACGCGACCGGCAGATCATCGAGGAGCGGGTCTTCCCGAAGATCGTGCGGCGCTACTGCGCGAATGCGCTGCTGGACGTGGTGCAGTACACGCCGCTTTGCCGGGAATACTTCGAGATCGTGGCGCGCAAGGGGGTGGCGTGAGTGAAGGTCTGCATCATCGGGAAGGGCGTCCTGGGCGACGCCACCGGGTACGCGCTGGAGTATGGCGGGCATGAGGTTGTGTACCACGACCCGCCGAAGGGCATTGAGGGCAGCCCGAACGGGTGCGACGTGGCGCTCATCTGCGTGCCGACGCCGATGGGCTGGGCTGGCATGTGCAAGACCTGCGCGGTTTACGACACTGCGCAATGGCTCAACCAGCACAGCTTCGCGGGGTACGTCGGCATTCGGTCCACTGTCCCACCTGGGACTTGCGACCATATGCAGCGCGAGCTCCCGGTCATGGAATGGTTCTCGTGGCCGGAGTTCCTGCGGGACGCGCACGCGCGCGAGGACGTGATACACAGGTCGCGAACAGTGGTCGGGTTGCGGCAGTATATAGCGGATCGAGACCGGGAGGCGCTTGCAGACATCGTGCGCCTGCGCCGCGGGGAACCGTCAATCGTCACCACACCCACCGGGGCCGAGTTCATTAAGTACGCGACGAACGCGATCCATGCGGTCAACGTGGGGCTTGCCAACGAACTTGCGGCGATCGCTACTGCCCACGGGCTTGACTGGAACGCACTGCTTCCGCCGCTGACGGATGGCGACCCGTATCTGCCGGACAATATCCGGGTCACCGAGCAGGGCGGTTATGGCGGCAAGTGCCTGCCGAAGGACACGGCGGCGCTTCTCGCTCACGCACGGGTGAGGCACATAGACCTGCCGATACTCGCCGCCACGGACGCTGCAAACCGGGTGCGCCGCCCGGAGGAGTACACGGGAATCAACCTGCCTGGGGAGGTAGCCGAATGAGGATTGCCCATTGGTCCATCTGGGGGCCAAACCGTTCCGGGATGTACGAGACCACGCGGGACATTGTACTGGCACAGCGCGACAACGGTATCGACTGCGGCTTCATCGACGCGCAGAGCGGACAGGCGCTTACAGACGGGGCATTCCAGACGGACGGGTATGCCTACGCGGACACAGCCGACGTGTACGCCATGCACCTTGCGATACCGCAGCCGTACCTGACGGACGGGACGCCCACGGCCATCTTCCTGCACGGGCACCCGCTCTATTCCATGCAGACGGAACTGTACCAACTGGAGCCCGCGAACGACAAGCCCTTCACGACCGTGCTGAACCTGATGAACCGCACAGAAGACACGTGGTTCGTCTCAATGTGGGAGCAGGAGCAGGGCGCATACTGGCGCGCACTGGACAACTGCCGCGACCGGCTGCGCTTCGTTCCGCGCGGGATACGCTTCGGCGACAAGTGGTCGCCGAATGGCCCGAAGCGGGCACTGGACGGTGACCCGTGTATCGTCATCGCGGACTCGTTCCGGCTGTTCAAGGATTCCCTGTCCGTGCTCTTCGGCGCATTGGAATACTGGCGGCGCAATCCGAGGGCGCGGGTGTACCTGTTTGCAATGCCGCCGCAGAACTCGCAGCCGCGCATCGCACTGGACAGGTGGGTGGCGAGCAGCGAGCTTCACCGGATGCTGTCTGGCGTCTCGGAGGTCGTAGATTACTTGCCCGAGGTCTTCCGGCGCGCCGACGTGGTACTTTCCACGGTCACCGGGGAGAGCCGCGTGGTCTTGGAGGCGCAGGCTTGCGGGTGCCCGGTGGTTGCGCCGTGGCCGGATGCAGACGCCACTGTGTATGACCACTGGGACCCGGCGAGTATCGCCGATGGCATTGAGGCCGCGCTTGCCTGTGGCATGACACGGGAGCAGCGCGCGGAGGCGACGCGGGCACGCTACCCGATCCAGCGCACCGTCCAGGGGCTCAAGGCGCTATATGAGGAGATGCTGTCCTGATGGCCCTGTCTACGCCACTGGTCGCGGAAGACGATGTGATCGAAGAACTCGGCCTGCGGGAGATGGAGTTCCGCTACGTCAACGGGTCCAGCGAGAATGAAGGCCGCCTGCGGGCGCGGGTCTCTGCGGCAATCGCGCAGGCCAGCGTCTTGACGCAGAAGCGCGTCGGGACTGCGTACACGTCTTCGGACGAAGTGACGCTCACTGCGGTGCGTCTCGCGGAACGGGCGCTTGCCTGCCACTACATGCTGAGGCAAAGGCTTGTGCGCCTGTCCAGCAGACCGGAGGAAGCTCCGCCTGTGGAGTATATCGACCTGGACGCCTTGCGCGAGGAGATCGCGTCATACTACAGCACCTGGGACAGCACCTGCGAGGTCTTCGCGGAAGACACGATGGCGCGTCCAGGGCTGGGGTTCAGCATTTCCGGCAAGGGCATTGACGAGACCTACGAAGACGAGACGGACGGGGCCTATGACGAGACGGACTACGGGGACCTGCCCAGTTGAGGTGACCGATGGCGCGTTACAGTGACTGGAGCAAGTTCGCCGACCAGTTCGGCAAGCGCCTGGATCGCCTACCAGCGGCGTTCCGGCAGGGCACCACGGGGGCGACACACATTCTCGTGGCGCAGAGCAAGGAACTGCTTAATGACCTCGTGTACGCCAAGCCCGAGGACGTGGGGAGCTTCAGTTACCGCAAGTCCGGGGACGAGTTCAAGGTCAACGCAGACGGCAAGCGCGCGGTGAGCAGCAAGGGCAAGAAGAAGTGGCGGCGGACGGGCAATCTGCGGCGCAGTGAGCAGTGGAAGATTCTCAGCAACACCGAGGGGCTCGTCTACAATGACGCCGGATACGCCCTGCCGAGGCATGACCTGGGCCTGTCGCAGGGTGACCCCGAGGCATACCACGGCAGCAGCCGGAAGAGCGACCGCAAAGCGCCGTTCCGCTTGCGGGCGATAGCACAGACGGCGGCGAAGAGGCTGCAGGCGTACCGCGACGCGCTATGGAAGGCGTTGAACGGGTAGCGGGTAGCAAGTGACGGACAACCAAACGGGGCTTGAGATTTCCGGTGCGTGGTAACGCGCCGGGTTGCCAGCCCCAGGCCATCGCCCCTCCGGGGGCGGTGCAAGTAACAGCCGCGTCCAATGGGACGGGGCTTTTGTCATACGTGCCGGGCCAGCCTGGGCAATTAGACGCGAGACGGAGGTACACGAGATGGCGAGCCGCAGCGGTTACGGGGCAAGCCTCACAGTTGGGAGCTACACCGGCGCGGAACTGACGGACGTGCGCGTCCGTATTTCGCACGCCCCGGTGGAAGTGTCGGACCTCGCCTCCACCTGGGTGGAGCGGCAGGCAGGGCTCATTGACTGGGAAGTTACGGGTACGAAGAATTACGCGAGTGAGGCGTTCCTGACACTCGCGGATGCTGCTCGCACCAGCGTGGTCTGCAAGATCACGGACATGAAGTCCACGGTCATCTTTTCCGGCGTCGGGTTCATCACCAACGGCGGCACGAACCTGCCGATGGGCGCGGCCACCGAGGAGATCACCGTCGTCGGCAATGGCACAGCACCGAGCAAGCCATAATGTAGAAAGGAGCCTGGGGCATGGCTGAAACGGACGTGCAGAAAGCGCAGGCGCAGGAGCCGCAAAACGAGCCGAAGGCGCATAACGTCTTCGACATCGCGACCATCGCAACCCTAGACCAGACGGTCCCGACGCGCTGGGTGCGCATTGCGGAGTGGAACAATCAGGAAGTGTGCGTTTGGGGCACCGACCTGAACGCGCAGAAGCGCATCAACCAGGACATGCGCCTCGCCAATGAGGGCGACCAGGACCAGATACTGCAGCGGCGCGCGATTGCAACGATCATCGACTGCTGCAAGGACGGCGACGGGCCGGACGCAAAGCCGCTGTTCGAGCGAGACAAACACTGGGGATGGATAGCGAAGCAGCCGACCAGCGTGATTGACCTGCTGGTGGGCACCGTGCAGGAACTGGACGTGTCCAGCGGTCTGCGGGCAAAGGACATCCTGGATTTTTTCGCGATGACGGGAGCGCTGGAGACCTGCTTGACCTCTATCGCTTCTCACTGCGGTGTCTCCACCGACTCCCTTGCGAACTGCCCGGAGACATCCCCGCAAGAACGCTTAATGTGGCAATGCTTGCAGATAGCGTCCTCGCTGGGCGGGAACACGCCTGGGTCTGCGACGACTGCGGAAAGCGCCTGAGGCGCAAGCAGACGTGCCTTGTCTGCGGGGCTAAATACCACGAGCCGCGAGGCCACTAATGCCGACTGCGCAGGACATCCTGGAAACGCTGGTGCGTCTCGAAGGCACCGGCCAATATGTCAGCGGCATGGAGCGGCTGGACGCGGCACATCGCAAGACGGCGGAAAGCCAGTTGCGCCTGATTGCCCAGCAGCGGCAGTTTGCCACTGCGGGCGCGGCCATCGCGGGCGTAAGCGCGACGGCGGCGGTGTTCGTTCTGCGGCAGGCGGACGCCTTCGACAAGTACCGAAACAAGCTGGAGATCGCGACGAAGAGCACCGAGAAGGCGGCGCGCATCTTCGAGGCCGCGAAGCAGTATGCCAACGTGACGCCGTTTTCAACGGGCGGCGCCGTGGACGCGGCGGCGCGCCTTGAAATGTACGGCATGACCGCCGCGAAGTGGTTGCCACTTGCGGGCGACATGGCGGGCGCGATGGGCAGAGACATCACGCAAGCGGTGGAGGCCATCGCGGATGCGGTGAGCGGTGGCGGTCTGGAGCGCCTGAAAGAGTTCGGCGTCGGGTCCATGCAGTTGACGAAAGCCGGTTGGACCGGGAGTTACCAGGACCAGCAGGGCATCGAGTCCATGAAGAAGGCGCTGGCCGACCTGATCGGCGAACGCTACATGGGCGGCGCGGCGCGGATGAGCACGACCCTGAGCGGCAAGCTCTCCACTTTGCAGGGCGAGTTCGAGACGCTGGCAGCGGACATTGGCAATGACCTGAAGCCACAGGTTATGAGCATGGTGAGCAATGGCATCCGGCTCATCAACCTGCTCAAGGACATCGGCCCTGCGGGGCGCAAGATGGCGGCGGATTTGCTTACCATCGGCGCGGTGGGCGGCACGGTCGCGCTCATCGTCGGCAAGTACAAGATGTGGCAGACGCAACAGGCGCTCATGCGGATGATCGCCCAGCAGACTGCAATCGCCAACCAGGAAGAGGCGGCTGCAGTCAATATGGCGGCGGCGGCGTATGACAAGAAGGCCGCGTCGCAGAGGGGCGCGAATGCCAGCGGACAGGCGCAGACGGCGACCGCGCAGGCGTCGGCAGCAGTGAACAGGTCGCACCCAATGCTGTGGGACAGCATGGACGACTATGTGAACGGGCCGGTGCGCACGGGTACGCGCACGGGCGCGGGCGCAGGCGGAAGCGGCTGGACGCGCAGCGGGTTCTTCGGCAGGCCGCAGAATGGCCTGTTCGGGGGGCGCTATGGTAGGCCATTGCAGGGCACTGCGGGCATGATCCAGCAGACCGCCGGGTTCACGATGGCCGCAACGAGCCTGTCGCGCGTGGACTGGGGCGGTGAGTGGAAGGCTGGCAGCGACAATATCGCGCAACTGGCGAAGGCCGCTGGGTACGCGGCGGGGGCATTCAACCCGCTGATCCTCGCTGCTACTGGCGCGGCGGACGCGCTCGGGAATGTCATTGATACAATCGCACAGAAGGGGCTTGATCGGGCAGCAGCGGAGGCAAATCGCGGCATCGGCTTCGGGCCGGGCGGAAACCCGCTGCGCACCACGGAAGAACTCCAGAAGCAGTACGAGAAAGAGCGGGAACTGTTGCCGGGAAGGTATGAGTCTCCGGCAGACTTCATTAAGCGTATCCGCAAGGCGCAGGAAGAAGCGGATGCGCGCGCAGCCAGGACGCGGCGCACGCGCAAGGAGAGGGCAGATGTTGAAGGAGCCCTCGCCCTCGCTAAGCCGCAGCAGGACGTACTCTCCACGCGCAGCGGCGTGGCGGAGGGTGCCTACAAGGACCTGCTCGACCAGTCGAAGGCCGCCGACGACCTGATCCGCAATTACTCGCGCCTGCAGGGATTACTCGGCAATGTGACGCGGGCGATGGACGCGGAGGCGAAGCAGCACGAGCGCACCGCCGGGCTATTGGCACAGAAGGCCGGGCTGACGAAGGACGCGGCGGAAAAGGCCGAGCTTCTCGCGCAGGCAGAACAGGAACTGGCGGCAGCCGGGCAGTTGCAGGCCGAGTCCACGCGGATGCAGCGTGACCTGACCAATGAGCTTGCCGACGCGCAGAAGGAACAGGCGGAGAAGGCCAGCGAAGCGATGCGCAAGGCGTCCGCTGATCGTATGAAAAGCGCGGAGGCGCGCGCGGCGCTCATCGAGACGGTCTTCGGCGAGGAAAGCGACCAGGCACGGCAGGCACAGGAGGAACTGGCGCGTTTGTACGCGGCAGAGGCGCAGCAGGCAATGGCGCTCGGGGACGTGGCCGATGCGCACACTCTCGCGCGGCAGGCCGTGGAAGCCCACAGGAACGCGCAGAGGGACCTGACTGGCGAGATTGAGACGGCGCTTGACGTGGGCAGCGCCTATGCGGATTACCTGGACGCTATCGGCCAGACGGAGCAAGCCGACGCATTCCGCAGGCAGTCATTGAGCAGGAAGCAAGCGGAACTTGCGCAGCAGTACTTCGCGGAGGGCGACGCGGCCAGCGGGTATCGGGCGGCAGCGGCAGCCGAGCGTCTCGCACGCACGGGCATGAAGCCGGAGAGAGGCAAGCGGGGCGGGTTCATCGGCGGCATCGGCAACGACATGGACGTGTTCGGCGGGAAGGCCGTCACCGGGGCGCTGTACGCACCGGCGATGCAGGCGGCGAACAGGCAGCCGATCATCGTCCAGCCGCAGACGAACATCAACCTGCAGGATGGGTTCATCGACAAGAGCAAGATCCGGGTACACGTGAACAAAGGCAACGCCTACGAAGCCCTGGCGCAGTGATTGGCCCCATAGCCCGTCCGGGGCGAGTAAACGCGCGAGAGGCCCCGTTTTGCGCGATTGCGGGGCATTGTAGCGGGGATGGGCGAAAATCCCCCACACAGCGGTTGAAATCGGCCCACTTGCGGGTATAATCGTACTCAGACCGGGGAGGGAGAGAGGGCGGCACCTGTGGCGACAGGCCCGCCCCGTGACGGACCCCCGGTATGAGGAGGCCCGTAGGTGCAGCGTACAAGAGGCGTGGGCGCGGTGTCAATAAGGCCGGTCCTGTGGGTGCTACTCGCAGGGGCGGCTTGTCTGGTTCTGGTGATCGGATCGCGGGCGCTGGACGCGCGCGAGGCGCGGGAACTCGCGGCGGTGGAGCAGCAGGCGCGGGCGGACGCAATCGCCGACCAGCAGGCGTTCGAGGCGCGGCAGGCGGCGCTTGCCGAGGACCTG